GACCTTAAGAAGCTTTTTGATGACCTGGATACCAGACATAATCTCTGGCTTCTTGGCATCGTTAGCTACCGGGAGACCGGCCTTCTGCATCTCTTGAATAGCGCCTTGGTCAGCTTGGTCAGGAACATATAGCTGAACGCGGTACTTGAGATGGTACTTAGTCTTAATATGGTGGATCCATGTAGGAGTAGAGATCTGAGTCATACCGTCGGTCTTGACGATGTAGACGTTATCTCTCTTATCCATGAAGAAGAAGACTACCGTGTTAGGTGACGAGTATCCCCAGTCAATCCCTGCGTAGCAAGGGAGCTGCATCTCATGGCACTTCTTAACGAACTGGTCATGTGTACATTCGCCTGGGTAATCTTTACCCGTGAGGATGAACCACATTTGGTTCCAATCCTTCATGTGGGTCTTCTCGTCGAACTCGCGATAGATGATGCCTTCAACTGAAGGCTTCAAGTTCATGAGCTGAGCAAGCGCCCAGTCAGCTCCGCCGGTCTTAACCTTTTGAATTAAGTCGACATCAAGATTTTTAAGCATCGGCGACTTAGACGTTTGATTCTTAGCGTCTGTCAGACAGATAGAGAAGATAGGGCACTTTGCACAGCCGGTGTAGCCTTCGTGCATTGTGTAGTCTTTTTGCTTGACTTTATCTTTCATCATGTACTCAGCGTCTGTGAGTACTTCCATCTTGTCTTGGTTAACCCATAAAGGGATCTTCTCGGTACCAGAACGCTCGTCGGTGCAGCGCTCCATGAACTCGAATGCAGTCCAGCGACGAACTGTACGTCCTTCTGCTTCTGCGTTTTCGATCTGGCGGTTCATCAATCCGTAACGAGTCTTACGTGTTGAGATACCGACACGAAGCGCTTCTTTGCCGTTACGAGAGTCAAGCATACCGTTGATCTCGGCAAAGGCTTTAACACCTTCACCGGAAACGGTATCGATCTCATCGACAACCACTAAAGGGACGTGAGGTCCGTTACAAGCTTTAAGAGTGCACGGCAAGACTTCCAGCGTAACCTTGTCGTGGCCAACGTTGAAGAGCGATTTAGACATGTTCGCCTTCTCAAGAATCCGTTGGTCTTCTGGAAGGTCTGCAGGCGTAACGAGAGGCTTGATCTTGCGGTTGTATAGAAAGTTCTTCTGGTAAGCGTAACAACGTTCCGCCTGGTTCTGAATCGCACCAACATGGACTACGTCTCGCTTATCGTGGAGAAGGATCATGAGTTCGGCAATCGCCATTCCGAGGGTCTTTCCAGAACCTCGACCGGCGACGAACAACAACTCTTTGATCTTGCCAGGGTTGTTATTGTTCGTACAGATGTCGTAAACTTCCCAGATAACGTCAAGCGGATTTGTATCCGAGTATCGAGATACCGTAACATCAGGGAGCTCAAGATTAAGGAAATACTTAATCCAGCCCTTCAGTTCTTGACGGGTCTTACAAGGTTTGAGAAAGAGCTTGCGCTCTTGCTCAATTGTAATTTTGGGGGCAACTGCCTTCTTCTTCGGTTGACTCATTATTCCTTACCAGTGGAAGCCGGCAATGCATCTGCAAGCTTCGTAATATCAAAGTCATCATCGACCGCTTGAGCCTCTTCAACCTGTTTTGGTGAAGCGGTTAAAGCATCGAACATCGGAGACTTCTGCTTGTCTTTGCCTACGCCACCGCCAGTAGAGCCAGCGACGATCTTATAAAGGGTCTCTGCAACATCTTTGTATTCTTTGATGTTTGTGACCCGCATTGCAGGCTTAGGATTGTTCAGTGGATCCTGAACGTACTTAATCATAGCTTCCAAGTGCTCGGCGTTGGCAACGGCCATCATCGATGTAAGGAAATCAACTTGATCAAGTACAGACTTGACGACCTTAGCGCGAACCCTATCTTGTAGGGTGTGCTGCATCTTGTCGCGATCCTTTGCCCACCCACGAAGGGATGCGGTCAAGGCGATCTGTCCAATTGGATACTGTGGAAAATTCTGAGCGATCTTAGAGATTGAATCTCCAAGCAAGTACATCTCGTAGAGCTTAGCAGCTTCTAGGTCTTGAAGAGCCCCAGCTGTCTTAAACTTACGTAAATGCTTCGTGGCGAGTTTGATTTCCTCTTCACTTAGTCCGTAGCGCTCGTCGTCTGTCAGGTTTTTCTTTAGTGCCATACATTACTTCCCAGCACTCATTATACCTGATTGTTGCTATCGACTGCCTTACACGCACCTCACTGATACCTTTTATCTTTGAGATCTTACCTGCATTGAGGCCAAGTGAGAGGCAGCAGATAATCATACGTTCATAGTCAGTGAAGTTCTTCTCAATGAGAGCGGAGAGTTCTGGTGACGGGGGATTTCGCAAGAGAGCCCAGATAGACTTCTGTAACTCAAGGTCATCGGAGTACTCTGCTTTAATACGACTTAAGCGAGACTCAAGAGATTCGATCGGCGTGCCACTAAGGTAGCACACCCACAGATCTTGGCGCACATCGGCGTCATTACTTAGGCTGTTGATCAGGCTGCTGACTAATTCCGTCGGCTCCACTTTGTTCTCCAAGTCCCTCTACATAGGCATTGAAGTCCACGATTTCGACGGTAGCGTTCCAGTTCGGTCCACAGAAATCTTTAACTAATTTGTTAAGGATTTGGTGGAAGTCGAGCGCACCTTGTTTTTTAAGGAAGCGCTTGAAACGCCACATGCCGAAGAGGCTTGTGGACTTAGAGAGAACATGGTACTTTTCAATCTGTTTGATCAACTTTGGCTCAAAGAAAAGCTTGTAGTTAACTTGCTTCTTTTCGGCTACGAGGTCTAACTCAACTGCTTGCACTTCCCTATGAGCAATGGACCCACAGAAGAAAAGCTGGTTCTTTACGTCATCAGTGATGAAGCCGTTATTCAACAGCCATCGACGCTGATCGACGTATTCCTCCAAGCTTACTGCTTCTTTTTTAGAGTCCATGATTCGCTCCTAGGTGTTCTCACCTGAGTTAATTATACCAGAGTAGAGCCGCTATTAAGTTGCTCTGCTACTTCGTGTGCCTTTTGTTTAAGCAGGTCTTTGTCGATAGAACCGCTGTAGACCTTATCAATATACTGTGATACAATGGAAGATAGTGACACCGCTTCGATTCGAACTTGTCGCTTCTCTTTGTCTGTGAAAACTGTCTTGATCTTTACATCTCTACCGACAGTAAGACTCTTCCCTTTTTTCGATCCAAGATAGCCAAGAATCTCAGCTTTAGGACCAGTAATCTCGATGATCCAGTGATCTTCGTTGTTCAACGTTTGCATCAGATCTTCGTGCATCTCAACTGTAGAGAAACTTTGATCCAACTGATATTTGACTCCCTTCCACATAGGAAGTGGACATACAATGAACTCTTCGTTCAAAGTGTCTGTATCAAAGATGCTTACTCCCTTGACTTGATTAATGTCTGAAGCACTCTGAGAAAACGGGCTACCACAATATATGACCTCTGGTCCTCCGCTAGCCAAACGTTGCCTCTTATGAATGTGTCCTGAGATGATGATCTCTGCGCCAGCAATGCTGTTCGCATCAACGCCATCCTTCGTGGTAATGTCTCCGAAATCTGCGCCTTTGAAGGTTTGGTGCGCGACACAGATCGGGAGCGTTTGTTTGGGGAAGTTTTCGGGGTCGTGGACATAAGGTACGAATGTCATCCCATGTAAGTCAATTAGTTCATCCACTACGGTGAACCCTTTAATCTTACCTTTAAGATGCTTAAGCGCGTGATATTTATTATCACTTGGCTTGTACATGTCGTGGTTACCAAGGAGATAGATGTACGGGCAGGTCTTATTAACCGAAACCACGTGGTTCAGAAACTCTGTAAGGATCTCTGATCTTACCACTGCGTGGGTGTCGAACGTGTCCCCAAGATTCACAACAAGATCTGGCTTGTGCGTAGAAATGATTCCATCGACCCACTGCAAGAACTGCATAGCGAGATCGAAGCGATTGATCTTAAGATGTGGGTCACCAATGAAAAGTACGCGTGCCATTATTTACCGTTCAGTACATGGTTTTCGAACTCACGGTCAAGTTCGTTAGATTCGACAACGATCATAACCTGGTTAGAAGTCATGTAGGTGTTTGGGATACCGGTGCCGTATGTCGCTTCTTCTTCCAAGATGCCAAGCTCTGCCATGCCACCAGGAACAGGGATGTAAGCGCCGTACACTTTACCCTTTTCAAGGTATTGCATAGGAGCATAACAGTCATGAAGAAACTTCTGATAATCCTTCAGAGTCAGGCGAATTGTTTCTGGTCTTACTTTGAATTTCTCAAAGAAAGCACAGCCAGCTGCGGCAAGTTCACGGTTCGTTAACTGATTGTTTGACTCTACAAAATAATTAAGTCTCATCTCTATCCTTTAACACTTCGTCCTCAAAAGCTTTAACTACACGAGCTCGCTCTTCGTCGCTCCAGAACTCAAGTGGAAAACCCATCTGTTCAATCGCATCAAAGTCTTCTTGACGTCCAACAAGTAAGAAATTTTTAAGGCGTTTAACCGGCTTAAAGTTTAATGCTCCAACGGCAGTATGTATAGACATGATTGTACTTCCGTAGAAGCCACCAGTATTGAAGCGCGTTTGCGAGCCCATAATCTTAGTGAGCTCAGTTATCAAGTCAATACTAATAAAAACTAAAGTGGGGTAGCCGCCTCGTTCGAAATCAAGACGGGCTCGTCGATCAATCTCTTCTACAGAGACATCGGAGGTTTCACACCAGATTTCAGAACTATCTCGCATATATGGTCCAATCGTTCTACGTGCTCGTAAGCACTCCAGGGGTCTCCAGCGATGGCGCATACGCCGTGGCGATCTTGCCCCACGATATGATACGGTCCACCAATCATAAGGTGCTCGTATGTAACATCACCAAGGATTTTAGAGGTTACTGGCAGCACGGGGACGTTTGGTCCCACGTTTGTGTAGCGTGAAATCTCAGGAAATTGAGCAGCCATCGTTTGCAGATCCCAACCAGCATACATAGCAGCAATGACGTGAGTAGGATGAACGTGGAGAACTGCCTGTGTCTTATTGCCGGTCTTCTGGAGGTTCCAGTGCATGTCAAGCTCTCCTGAGGGCTTCATGCCCTCAGGGATAATAAGCTTTCCATCCTGGATTTTCATCTTAATCATCGACTCTACTTCGATCTTGTTCTTTCGAACGCCAGACGGAGTGATATAGATGATGTTACTGCCTTTGCGACGCAAGCTGGCATTACCATCTCGTGTAGTAATCCAGCCTTTGTCATAGCACTGTCTCATAACGTCGCCGATAGCAGTAATCACCTAGACCTCACAGATCGATTTGAATATCGTCTAAACCATCGCCATCTTCGATCACAACGCCATCAGCATCAACGTTAGCTGGTGCATCTTTGTGGCTGTAGCAAGCATCCATGATCTCTTTCTGGACAGAAGGTGATTCCTTCACAAAAGCGAGCATG